GCCACTATCAAGTTTACCAGTATAATATTCCCATTTAATTTTTTTGATTTTATTGTATTTGAAATCAGCTTCTTTTGCCAATAGGCGATTGTTAGAAAGTATAGTTAAATACTTACTATGTAATTGGGGTATGTTTATTAGTTCTTTGCCTGGCTCTGTTCTGTCAATAACAGAATCTTTAGCCCACATATTTAATAATTCATCAGTTTTATTCATTATAAAGCCTCCTATTAGGAGGATACACTAGTTAAAACAGTTTGTCAACATCAAAATAGGCATATCTGAATGTGGCATCGGCAGTAATGATACTGTCCGGACCATCAGCTGTTGATACTATAAATGTGGAAAGTGATGTAGGAAAAACATCATAAAATTTAAATTTGTATATCGGGTTATTAGATGAAGATAGTATGGACAATGATGCATCTGAAAATTGTGGAGATAAATCTCTACGAGAGTTAGCTACATTGTTTAATTGAGGCAACCTTTTATATTCTTCAAAACTTTCAGGAAAAGTCATTGCACGAATCCAATCGTGTATTTCTAACCAAGCTTTCAATTCTTCATCAACAAGAAAGGTAACATTCAATACATCATAAATTGCTTTCTCACCTGGAGAATACAAATCAACGAATGGTGTAGAGCGTTGAATTTCGGATAAAGAAATGCCTGGAACACTAACCGATTGGACAAAATATTGGACATTCGGTGTTCTTCCAAAATTTAATTGAAACTTATTTGGATGAAGAAAATTTGGATTAGTTGGATTTGAGTATACTGTTGTCATGTATATATTTATAAGAAAAAAAAGAGGGACATTCCTGTCCCTCTTTTAAACTAGTCCCTTTTAATAATTATTATAGGACTAAACAACTTACATCAAGTTGTTGATACGGAATGCACGGTAGTAGTTGTTTGACTGTGCGGTCAAAGCGCCAAGACCTTGCGTTGTACCTTCTGCAAATGGGTTAGCAACCAGACCGTAACGAGTCTTGAAGCCAATCTTTGGTTGGAAAGTACCTGTATCAACTGCACGAACCATCTGGAGAGGAACATATGGGCAATAGAACAGACCAGCATCATATGCATTGGTGCCTTTGTAACCAACAACTGCAAACTCAGCGGTTGATGATGTAGCAAAGTATGGATCAATGTAAACCTTAACACGACCAAACAATGTACCAGCATATGTGCTACCAGTATCGTCAACTGTTAAGCTAACTTGTGATTGCAAGGCTGAGTTATAGTCAAGAATGCCAGCCATTGAAAGAGCAGATGCCACATCTGAAGATACGATGAGGACATTACCTTTTCCACGACGAGTTGTCTTGGCGATAGTGTTAGCTTCACGCTCAAACTGGAATGCCAAACCTTTGATTTTCTCAACCATCCAACGACCGTTTGAATCGGTGTCAAGGTCAAATGCACCAGCAGTAGTAGTACCAACTTGTGCGCCTAACTTGGCTGTTTGATAAATTGTGCGAACAACTTCACGGTTGATTTCAGCAAGAATTTCTGTTGACAAGATATTTGCCAATTCTGTTTCTGCATCCAAACCATGAACTGCTTTCAAGTCTTGAGCTAATTCAAGTGAGTATTCTGCCTTCAAAGCACGAGTCTTTGCAGTAACAGTAACTTTCTCAATTGAGAATGCCATTTCTTGGAATGTGTTACCAGAAGCGCCGTCGCCAAGAGCTTCAGCCGAACCTGTAGTCATAGCACCGATTGGAGCAGCGTTACCAGTAAACATTGCAGTTGGCAAAGAACCGCCAGCAGCAAGAGCTACTTGAGCACCACCACCGTTTGCACCAGCAAAACCGGTATTAGCTTCGTTAAAGAATGCTTCTGTACCGCTTTGGCCAGAATACTTAGTACGCATTGCAAAAATCAAACCTGTAGGACCTGTCATTGGCTGAACGCCGCAGATATCATAAGCGATTAGATTTGGCAACGAACGGCGAACCAAACTGATTAAGATTGGATCAAAACCAGCAACAGGACCTGCAGCAGCTGCGCCGCCACCAAAACCGCCTGTACCAGCAAAGTTTGTTGGAGGACCAGCTTCATAAATCATGCCTGACTTTTGCATTTCTTGAGCTTGATTCTCAAGAACAACAGCTGTCACAGCACGCTTATATGGGTCTGTAATTTTAGCCATGTCTGGGTGATCCAGAACACCAGCCCATTTTGTTTGTAGTTCTTCTGAAAGATACATTGTTAATACTCCTTAGAATTAAATTTTATTAGTTTTTATTAGTTTTAGAAATAGCATTCATTACGGCAGTTACATATGGGTCAGCAGATACATGTTTGCTTTCCGAGCCGTCAGTTACTTCTTCGTGAAGTTGGTTCACATTGGCTTTTTTAACACCAGATGGAAAATAGTTCTCACGGATTGTTTCAAGTTTTTCTTTGTATTCGTCCTCTGTGGAGAATTCAACACTCTCTGCGAGCGATTTGATTTTTTCAACTTGAGTTTCGGTAAGACCACTACACACTTCACGGGTCAATTCTGTTTTGTATGATTCAACTAAAGCTTTGTTTAATTGAACACTACGGTCAATTTCTTCATTGAGTTGACTTTCAAGTTCTTCAACTTTACTTGCCAATTCTTCAATAACATCAACCTTTTCAGCTGGTACATCAATGTAGTTTTCGGCAAATAAATTGCGTAAACCAACAATGAATTCTTCTGTCATTTCTGAACGGAGACCAGACTCAATAGCAATTTGATTTTCTTCCATCCATTGCTCAACAATGTATGATAGGTAATCATCAACTTTTTCTGTTAGGTCTTGTTTGATTGATTCAACAGCTTCTTCAAGCATACCAGCATAGCGTGATTCTGTTTCTTCTTCAATTTGTGTTACACGGTCCATGACACGAGCTTCAAAAATTGTAGAAACTTTAGATTTGAATTCTTCTGAGATGGTAGAATCGTCAGCAAAAAGGGCGTCAACGTCCTCTTTCATCTTTTCTTTCATCTTCATTTTCTTCATCATTGCTTTGTCTTCAGCTTCATCGCCATGCATTTCAGCAATGACTTCTTCTTCAGACTCTGTTTCTTCCATTTTAGCGGAAGCATCTGATGGCTTAGTTGTTGGCGCAGTTGCGGATTTCGCAGCCTTTGTTGCGTCAATTTTGGCTGAGTCATCGTCATTTTTGTAGTTCTGAGGTGTTGGTCCACCCAATTCTACAACCTCGCCTTCTAATTTCTGTGCTGGATCGGCACCGGCTTTACTCTTGCTTCCTGCAAGAATTTCAGCTGCTGCTTCAAAAAGTTTATTTGATGCCATTAGGAATCTCCTTATGATTTTCTATTTATAAAATTAAAGTTTTCGTAGGTAATTTTCAAACAGGTTTAATGCAACCCGTTCCATGTCTTTGCGAGATGCTTTTTGTATTTGTTTTTTTGCATTGTCAAAATCAACTTCCACAAAACGACCTTCAACAAAAAGCCACTCTTTATTCTCCATAATTCCATTAACAAAAGCACCTGGTGCCGAAGGATCGGCAACAATATCAGCTGCTGTGGCTAAACGAAAATCATCTTGAACTAAATTATAACCCTCTTTGGTCTGCACAAGAGAACCCATACCCCTTGATGATACACCAACATTTACACCAGAATCAATAAAGTTTTTGACTATGTTTCCATAAGGAGTTTCAAGAATCAAAGCTTTACCAATATAACATTCACCATTATCTTCAAGTGACATAATTTTGTGTGACACTCTTTCAAGATTGATAGAGGGTGTATCTGGATGTCCCAACTCACCTAGAGCACGATTTGTCTTAATATATTCTTCAGTATAGCGATTAACTTCTTTGCTTAAAGTTTCTTTACCATACATTCTATTATTTTTATTTGGCTTATCATAGACAAGAAATGGACCGGTAACATACATATTTTTTTTGCCTGACTCGGAGGCTTCAGTAATGTATTGAACCTGTTCAATTGTCTCTGTAATCAGTTTCATAATGTTTCGCCTGTGTAAGGGTCTACATTATAGGTAGCTGTTTTTGAAACCTCCATAACAATAGAACCGCCACTTACTATTGTAACAATGATATTTGAGGTATCATTATTTGCTGCAGAATAACCATAACCTTGAAAATCCATTTCACCAGAATTGTGTAAAGATAAAATGGTATTACTATTACGGACAATAGAAATGCTACCGTTAGTAGCCCATGTAACTTTTTTAATACTTGCAGCTGTAACCGTTTCTGTATTTGGTTTAGCTCGCAAATTATTAAGCGTGATTGTGGCAGTGCCAGCATCAGCAACACGAATAATAGATGAACCTTTTACTGAATTTATAACTTCTGAATTAAAAGCCATTTTATTTTATCCCCATGGATGCTCGGCGTCTTAAAGACATTTTTCTTTTGAGTAATGTTCTACGCAATTTAGATTTACCTTTTGTCTTCCAATACCTTTTTAATTTTCTAGACTTCTGTATTCTTTGAATTGCAGGTATACGAACAACTCTGTTACCTGAAATTCTAAATCCTTTTATAGCCGACTTTCGTATATTTTTCTGAACAATTATACGGCCTTTTTTATTTCTACGAATTCTCCGACGAATCTTTTTAATTCTACCAATTTTTACTATATTAGGAGAAGCTTCTTCAATTGGTTCATCAGACTCTATGTATATATTACTGCCAATAAACTGTTTTTCTTCTTCTAACTTTTCTTCAAAATGTTCATCAAGACGATTAAAAATTAACTGTTTAGCTTCAGTTAACCTGTTCGCAACAATTAATTCAACAAGATTCATTTTTCTATCTTTGAGGCAAATTCAATAGCTTTATTCAATTCTTCTGATGAACTCTCAACCATAGCAATAAACTTAGTTCTATTCTGTTCATTTAATCCATCATATACATCCATCAACATAGTTATAGTTTTGGCATCAACTTCACTAACAGTTCCATCATCATGTTGTATCTGTGTTGTAACTTCTTCTGCCTGAATTGGAGCTTTAGCTAATGATTCTGAACTGTATGGAACGGAAAAATAACGATTCAATCTTTCGTTATAATACAAAGCAACTCTTGTACCTTCTGGATACATACGAACAGCTTTACGGCGAAGAACTAAAACAAATGGCAAGGCCTGCGAATCAATGTTTTCTTTGTAAAGTTTTTTTGTTCTATCTTGATCTTGTTCTGCATCATCACCAACCTCAGGTGCCATAGTACCAACTTGTGGTGCAGTATCTCCAACTTTAACTCTATGTGCCCTAACTTTTTGTCCAGCGGCACCAAGTTTATAATCCGAAGTATCAACAACACCTTCTTCTAAATCTTCTCTCACCGCACGGCGTGTTTGACTATAAATTTGTTTATTATTGGTAATCAAATCTACCATCTTAGTAAACAAATTCTGAATAATCATTCTATCAGCATTAGTGAATTGTGGGCGTTCTTCACCCATCTTATCCAATATCTTATGCATACGCTGAATCTGTGCCTTGTTGGCAAGACCAGCACGGACAAGAGCATCAAACTTTGTGTAGTCTGACTTTTCTTCTTCCGTTAGAATGGTTTTAAAGTCTTGAAGCGATTTCATTTGTTATTTTTTAACTCTATTATCTTTTAAATGTTCAGCGTGAGAATATCTTATATCATCAATAGATTCTTCAGGACTTCTGTTACCTGCTGATCCATCGCCAGAAGCATCATGGTGTGAACCATATCTCATTCCTGTGCGGTGTTTATATGCTTCAATATGACCAATCTTTTCACCTTTATGGTGAACATCTTGATTATAACCACCTTGTTTATTTTTAACTTTTTGGCCAAGAGTAATACCAGTCATTGTACCTTCGTCCAGTTCTTCCACTTCTTCTTTCTTCATCAAAGCTGCAGCTCTTTTTGCTTGTGTGGAATGATATTTTGATTCATAATCTTTTGCAAAAATTTTAGCACTTGTAGATTTTGGAACAGGAAGTTTAGTGTTGGTCGCTCTAACTTTTTCCATTTTATCTTTAGCTTCAGCACTTTTTTCTTTATGGTACGCAGCGATTGCTGGCAATTTACCTTTTCCAGTCAACTCATCAATCTGTTCCACTTCTTCTTCTACTTGACCACCAAATAGTGTTGATGCCAATTCTTGTTTACGAGTATCAAGCGCTTCAAATGCACGAGCAGATAACAAGTTTGATAATGTTTCTTTTGCATCAGCTGCCTGTCCTGCCGCTAGTTGTTCAATAAATATTGATGTTGACATAAAAATCTCCTATTATACCTTATTTAGTCTTATTAAAGTTAAATTTGTTTACCGCATCATCTAATTGCGGAGTAGGTGATTCGGCATCACCATTTTCAACAGTATTGTCAATTGGTTCTTGTGGTTGGCCACCTTGTTCTTGACCTTGTTGCCCTAGAACAGGCCCAGCCAATTCACCTTCTGCTTCAATTTCTTTTTGCATGTCATCAATTTCTTCTTGAGTCATATGAAGAACATGTTTTTTAACCCATGCTGATGAGTAATAGCGACCAATATATGGGTCAATTTGAGTAGCTGTTAAAATACGCTCACGCATAATTTCCGCATCACGCATTTCGGTAAAGCTATTGTCTTTCTTAAAGTCATAAGAAATGGCTTCTTTAAATTCTTCCCATTCTTCAATAGTGCAAATACCTTTCAATGATAATTGAATACGAAGAGCATCGTCAAAAATACGAGAGAATTTATTACGCAGTCTAGCAACAAACTTACTAAACTTAATTTCATCACGGGTGACTTCTGAAACTCTACCAATACCCATGATACCACCACCCTGTGGATCAAGGCGAGAGATTGGTACATTCAATGAGTTTAATAGTTTCTTATGGAAATATACAACATCTTCCATCTGGCCTAAGTTTTGTCCAGCAGGTAGTGTAGTAATTTCTGTGCCCTTACCACCTTCACGACGAGGCAACCAAAAATCTTCTAGCATTGAAAGGTGTTTACGCTCATCACGAATCTCACCAGTATTAGCATCGTATACTAACTTGTTACGATACTGTGTCATAATAGACTTCATATATTGTTCAGCCTTACCTTTTGGTAAGTTACCTACATCAATATAAAATATACGGCGTTCTGGTGCTCTTGATAAACGGTAAATAACAACAGCATCTTCAATCATTCTTAATTGATTGAGTGATTTAATTGCTTTATGTAAGTAAGAGATTACAAAGGTGTTCTTTGCATCCATCAAACCAGAGTTAACATTTAATATTGTCTCCGGTGCAATTCTTAAACCTTGATTTACACCTGATGTATATGTTTGTGTTGTTGTGCCACGATCATTATACACATAATATTCGGCTGTAGATTTAATAATCTGAGCACCAGTTTTTGGATCTCTATCTTTTTGAATCTCACGCACCTTACGAATCTTGCGTGGGTCAACATATCTTAATTCTTGTATACCATCTTTAGGATTCTTATCATTAACAATTACTTGATAGTAAATTCTACCATCAATATACCAGCGCTTGAATAAATCATCAGCCAAATTTGAGAAGTTTAACATCTTTTGAATGTTTTTAAACTCCTCAAGTATTTTCTTTTTGATTGATTCTGGTTGTTTTAGATTATCCATATTGATATCTACAACAGTACCATCTTCTGCATGAGTAATTGCCTCATTAACGATTTCATCAATAGCCATATCACATTCAGGGTGATTTGACATTTCACGGTAACGAGTAATTAGTTCCAGTTCATTACGAACCGAACCTTCTAAATCCACATATGTGCCGTAATGGGCATTCTGTGTGATGGTAACAGCACCATCATCAAGCGCCTCTGTTGGAAGCGTGAAAGAAGCTTGCTCAGGTTTTTCAACCTGAACAATATCTTTTTTACCTAAAGTAAAACCAAATAATGTTACAGCCACGGAATATACCTCATTCTATATCATTTTAAAAAGTAAAAAAGAAACGAATTTCTTTTTCTTACACAACACCAGCTTCAACCGCTTCCCACCATTGGAAAGACAAACTTACGGTAAATTCTTCAATAGCATCATTTGAACTCCAATCAACCTCAATTGGAGCTACATCGGTTGGAAACACACCTATAAAGTTATAGGTTTTTAATGCATCTCCATTTTTACCGTACTGGACAACTTGAGAATCAACTGTATAGCTTCCAGGTGTTTGTGCTAAAGGATTACGAACATTCAGACTATGACTATTTATGCCATTCATCCATCTTTCAAATGCATTACGGACAACAAAATCTTCATCATTGATAATTGTGATTGTCCAATCTGTAAATGTTCTGTTACCAGCAAATTTTAATTCACGACCAAAGTATTGAACCGGCACAACGCCTATGGTTGAACCAGGCAATTGTGCGGATCTACACATAAAGGTCAGCTTTTGCTGTGCGTTCGCTGGATTAGAAAATCCAGGAAAAGGCATCGTCACCTCAAATAAATTTGGGCGAGCGCCGTCTCCTGTCATCTGCGAACGGAATTGATTAATATTAAATGCCATTTGTTTTCTCCTGTTCCTTTATGTATTAGAATCGGCCAACAATTTCATCAAACGAAACGCCGGTACGAACCGCAACAAAATTCAATTGAATGAAGTTAACTGATCGTGCTGGCTTAATGTAGATATCACCAACAAACTCATTGCGATCAATAACTTCTCCTGTGTTATTAGTTGTATCGCAAACAACACGATAGTCAGTAATACCACGGCGACCTTGAACATCACGCAAATAAGGTTCTACTAAGTTAACAAATTGAGCTCTGGTAAACTGATCGTTAAATTCAAACATTGTTGAACGAGCAGCACGAGCAATAGTTTTTTCTAACACAATAAACAGACGGCGAACATTGATACGGTCAAATACTGATGGACGATTCAACATTGTCTTATCGCCAAACAGGATTGTACCTTCACCTTGGAATGTAACAACTGGATTAATACCTTGAACATATAGGTTATCACGTTCTGTTTTGCTAGGATTCCAAGCAAGTTTAATCAAATTCTTAATTACACCACGATTCAAACCACCTGGAGAGAACCAAGGATCACGTTCAAGGTCTGTGCGAGCACAAACACCAGCAATGTCAGCATTTAAAGGAACCCAACGATAAACATCATTGTATCTGTCATATTGATATTTGTAACCTGAATCAAGAACAGCATACGATGAACTTGTCAATCCTGAACGGAAAGCAAGAACAGATGTTGATTCTGCCGCAGCATTATTAACAACAGATGCTTTAGTTGGTGACAAGAACACCATGCAATCTTTACGGCTTTCAACTAGTGAAATCAAACTTGCTGCTAAAGTAGCATTGCCTGGACCAGAAATTAATAACGACAATTCTACCGCATCTTGAGAGGCGAAAAAATTATAAGCAGCAGTAACTTCTGTATTACCAATTGTACCATCTGCACCAGCACTCATTGATGCGGAGAAAGGTGTGTTGATGTTGGTAAATGTTTTAGCAACAGAACTTGTTCCCCAATTTGATGCGCCGGGTTGGTGATTTAACCACCAAACATATTGTGATCTATTATTGATAACATTTTTATAATAATTTGATTCACCCTCATTAGTTATTGCATCTGATGCTTTTGATACGAATGAATATTTTTCAAGAACTGTGTTGGCAGAACCAGCAAATTTACCTTCTTCATCAACAACAATAACATGCAATTCATCGCCGCTACCGGTGTTATCTGATACATAATCAGAAGTTCCTGGTGCAACGCCAAACTGGTCAGCATATTGCCATTTGCGTAAGATAGCTGTACCAACAACAACTGTTCCAAATGCAGTAGATGTAACAATTGCAGATGTATTAACAGAAGCAACGCGGAGATATGTTGTACCACCGTCAACTGAAATTAAGTCGCCAGCAACCACGTTAGCAGCTGCATTTGCATTACCGTTAACATTCAGAGTTGTGGCACCAGAGGTAACAGCATTTGCTCTTAGTGAGTCTGTGACAGTTAAGTTTGATGAAAATGCTTGTGAACTTGGACATATAGAAATTCTTAGTGAACTTCCTGCTGCGCCTGCATAACGAGCACCAAATGGACCAAGTGATGTATTGGCCGATGATTCCCAGTTTGCAACATAGTCACTTTCATTTTTAATAAGAGCTCCAACACCGTTTGCGGTGGCGTTATATGTTGATGAAGTGTTTGCAGCACGAACAACTTTTAAATTATTTGTATAAGCTAGAAAATTTGCAGCTGAGAACCAGTATTCATAATTTGTAGAGTCTGGTTTACCAAAACGGTCAACAAGGCGAACCTCGTCAGAAATGGTAATGACTTCACCAACTGGACCCCAGTTAAAATTTCCAGCAACGCCACCAATTGAAGTAGCAATAGAAGGGATAATTGTAGTCAGGTCAATTTCTGATACATTTACCCCAGGTGATAGCTGAAATGCCATGGATTTCTCCTTAGTTTACGGGTCAATTATTCTTTATATTCTATTTAGTTTTTTACAAATTTGAGCTTAAATAACCAGCTGGAACTTCTGGTTTCCAAACATCACCTGAGTCAACAACAAATTCTTCTTCCAGACCATTTTGTATAAAGCCAAATGGTATCACATCTTCTTCTATTTG